CTTACCCCGTCAAAGTCCAATGGCGTACCACCTGACTCGTAACGGTTATGATCTAACTCTGGTCGTTGCCCCAATGCTTCAGGGGCTACGGTGTTGTGCTTAACTGTCATTGTATTCTCCCTTTGTAGGTTGGGTGATTACGCATTGACTTGCGCTTAGCCCAATAATGGTTCTCTCGTTCTCTCTGTCGCTCATCAAGGGTGTGTATAAACGCACCAACTTGATAGCCAATAAAGAGGCAGACCATAACAATAACTATGAGATGGTCTATCCATAAGGTTATTCTGTCGCCTTCCATTACTTCCCCTTTCGTTTAATTGCTTTACGAAGTGCGTCATTGAGTGAGCCTGTTGCACTACCCTCATCAACTATCACTTCTTCTCTGTTCTCTAACCTGACTACCGAACAAACACTTTTCTTATCGGCAACAATAACTAACCTAACTCGTTGCCTATCAGGGTGCTTGCTTGCTTGTATCTCTGGCTCGCTTTCTTCTCTCATTGGGGCAGCCCAACCTGTAGTGATTAGACCCACAAAACTGTGAGTCTTAAGCACATTGGCTACGCCGTTACCTTCTAGAAGGTCGTAGATATCTCCGTTGGTGTCTGCCGTAAAGACATCGACCAAAGTGGCACTACCTTCTTTGAGTTGCTCAATGGCTAAGAGTTGGGCTTCATCATACTTAAAGCCCTTCTTGTGTCCGTGAACAATTAGTTCGGTGCTTAACGCAACCTCTTTAAGTGTCGGGGTCATTGTGCCTCTACCTTCTGAAGGCTGATGCTGTCAATGAGTTGCTCTGCTATGTTCGGTAAGCAGATATCAACTGACTTGTGTAAGTCGTTAGTCTTTTCATAGAGTTGAGCAAACTCCACGAAGTTTCTTAACGAGTAACGGTCTGCGTTTGTTGTCCGTGATACCACCGAGAAGGCTAAGTCTCTAAGGTATTGGGGCAAAGACGCAATAGCGTCAGGGTGTGGCTCGTTGATTTCTAGTTGGACTACTAGACGGTCTTGGATAGCACGCCCTAAGTCGTCTGGCTCACCGTTCATAGTGGCTACAACGCTGAAGCCCTGAGCAGGCTTAATCGTTTCACCCGTATCAGGGTTCTGCCAAGATGACGAAGCGTGAGTATCTATAAGAGACATAAGGCGACTCTCAATATCGCCATTGACTCTGTTGATTTCATCAACGACCAACCGACCACCTGTTCTCCAAGCCTTAATAGCAACGCCCTCATGAAACATAAGTTCCTTAGAGCCATTAACTACTGTTGGCTTATACATACCGATAAGGTCTGCATCAGTCATTTCCTCTGTGCAAACTAAACGATAAGCGTTCTCAGGATTTGTGTGGTAGTTCATAGCGAAGTATGTCTTACCTGTTCCTGGCTTACCGTATAGCAACACTCGCCCTAAGTTATTGCTTAAGGCGAAACTTGCCTTCTCCCAAGGGCTGCTAAACCCTTGAACTTCTTGTGTATCTATTGCTTCCATTTCTTTATCTCCCTTTTGTTGTTGTTGTTGTTATTGCTTATTACTTTGAGAGCGTATTACTCTCAAACCTTTCACGGATAACCCGTTTAATCTCTAAGAATAAAGGCAGTTCAACTTGGTTATACACCAACTCGTCGTGAAAACTTCTAGTTGATTTAACTAACTTCTCAGCCTGAACTCTTGTAATGGCGTGTAGCACTTGCTCTATGTCCATAGCGTTATCTCCCTTTGTTTTTTTAAGTTAAACGCAATATCAAAATTGCGCCGAGTCAATGCTAGCAGCGCAGCGAGCCGAGTCAAAATCGGCGCATAGAAAGAACGCGCGTGCGCGTGCGCACGGGCGAGCGCGCGCGCACCTGTGTGCACACGCAATTTCGTTATTGGTAGCAGTCGTTATTGGTAGCGATTACCAATGAAAGCACGCATTAAATAATGCGTCAATCAATTCATTCTCTCCTGTTTTAATTTTAGATTTAGGATAGGTTGCACAATTTACTTCATCACCGTTTCGGATGATGACATGAACGCCTCGTGGTGTAGTCAAGGTGGTAATGTGCATGGTTGTTTTGTCATCACAGTCTGCTGCTTTCTTTTCTAATTCAACTGCGGTTTTGGATGCCCATGCTTCTGATCGAGTGATGATGCCTACACATTTGTCTGCTTTGCATTCTTGAATCATGTCTGAATCTTGCAGCGCTACAAAAAGATCTCCGTAAGTTCCTTTGTATTTGATAGCTAAAGCTTCGGCCTCATCATCAAAAGCATCTTCTGGATTAACTAGATCCATGTCTGGGTCACCATTCATACTCATGTACCAGACCTCGCTTGATGAATCATCAATCAATCCCTTGGATGCCAAGAAATCTTCTACCTTTTTGAAGTCATCAAGCTCTCGCTCTAACCCTTCTTGCACAATGTTCTCGTATGCTTCACGCAAAATGTCATCTACCTGTTCTTCAAACTCCATGTTGTTCTCCTTGTTTAGCTCTATATAAAGCGTACTCTTTGCTGCGTTCTACTGCTTCTATTGGTAAGTGATTTGATATGCCGATAGCTAGATCAGTTATCGGACCACGGATATGGTTCGGTGCTTTGAGTGCAGCTGCTAGCAATTCAATTAATAAGTTTTCCATAACTTCTAAGTCCTCAGTTTGAAACTTCGGAACGTTCATGTTGCTTTCCCTTCTCTTCCATTTGTTTAGTCGAATGATTGTTCGAGCACGTTGGTGGTTCAGATAACTCTACGTAAGTAATTATCTGATTGCTACAAGTGCTGCAATTCCAATGACGTTTCATGTGTTATCCCTTCCCTGCATATGCATGGCTTAACGTATGTGTATTCAATACCAACATCCGATAGTGCTGTGTACCTCTCGCCCCAACCAGACCCACCACAAGCTGTGCATGTAGAGATCTGATCATTGGGTCTCATGTCTTTAAGAAGAGTCTTAACTCTATGAAGCGATGGGAAGTCTCCGTCTCTTTCCACGATGTCAATAACTCTGCGACACATGTGAACAGATGCAGCTAAGAGTTCTTTGTCCACTCTCCAACCAGACTTGATTGTGTTGCGTGCTACCTGCCTGTTGGGGTACAGCGCACACAACCTATCAACGAACCGATCTATGTTTTCTGGCAGCATCAATCCTCCTTCTCATTAGTTCGTGTTCTATTACCGATACACAATTGACAAGTTCTTCTTCTTCTAATCTGCCAACAAATGCACGGCGTAGAAACTTAGATACGCTAACCAACATCTCGTCTGTCATGATGATCTCTTTGCCCACTCAGCCCTCGCTTTGTATCTACGTCTTTCATTCAATGTCATGCCACCCCAAATACCATAGGTAATGAAGTTATCGATTGCAAAATCTAGGCATTGCTGCTGGACTTTGCAACCTCCGCATAATTCTTTGATTGCTTTTCTTTCTGTTGCGCTGTTGCCACGCTCTGGAAAGAACATGTCGGTTGGTATACCTTTGCAGGCTGCCTCATCACCCCAGCTAAAGTCCTTATTGAATAAGGAGAATTCATTCATTAATTCCATATCCCGTTCCTTTCTATCTTTCATTTGGTTTCTATCCGATATCCCAGGGACTCCACCCCGCAACATCGTAAAGGAGTTTGCCTGCTATGAGGTTAGTGAGCGGGTCTAACAGTATAGACTGCTCGCATACGTTAAGTCTTTTGCAAACAAGCCCATGATATTGGGCATGATCTTGCTTCCAATGCACCCCGTTGATCTGCAATAGCCCTGTATCTGACCTGTGATTCCACTCAGAAACCCCAGTTATGTTGCAGTCTTTATCAACCATGTCCCCGCCAGCACGGTTAGGGCAGCCACCTGATTCCCTCAGGATGATCTGACCAAGCTTCTTCCATGTTGAGCGAGGCCACCCAGCTTGAGCTGCCAAGCTCGGTAGCCAAGAGATATCCCCGTGCTTGAAGGCTGGCTGCCTTGGCAAGTCCAACCTCTCGTGCTTCACGAGCGTCGTTGGCAATGACCTCGATACTTCTATCGAGATTGAAGTTGGTGAAGGTGCGATTGCTGCTTGAGCCTGCGAGCTCAGAGCTATCAACCCTGCTAAAGGCACGGCTATACACCGTATAAGTATGTTCATTGTTCCCTCCCATTATAGTAAAACTCCTGAAGTCCTTATGGAATAAGGCTTATGATTTCTGTGAACTCAGTTAGTGTAACTAAAACAATTCCTTCGTTTGTTCCGTCTGGCATTGCAACCATTATAAATGGGCGATTGTCACCCAACGCCTTTGCTTGATCACTCTGTGCTTTCGCGTCTCTGAATCGTGTATAAATCGGACCAACTTGCGCGCCCGCTTTGACTTCGGTACGAAAAGCACCACCCCAGTTTTCTTCGTGACGGGTAAGATGACCACCCAACCCAAGTTTCTTACGGGCACGACGTGCTTTTGAATCCCCTTTAGATCTGTTACGTTTACCCCTAGCTGCAGGGTCGCCACAGTTGCGAATCCTACGCGCACCGTCACGACTGGCGCGCCCGAGTGTTCCGAATAGGGGACATCCCTTGGTGTTGCACTTATCTTTGTTGCCTTCACAGTAACCCTTCCTTTCATCCATTGTATTGTCCGAGTGCTTCTCTAAGTAAGACTCTGATTGTTTCTGATCTTGTGGAATGTATCCGTTTGGATACCTTATTGACTTGCCCAATCAACTCGGTATCCAAACGGATGGTAATCAAAGTCTTTGCTTTCTTGCTCACTTGTATTGGGTGATAAGCGCTGATGCCTCACCCTTTTCAAGTTCGTCAAGCTTGGATATGTTGCGGTTCACAGCTGCGCTGCACAGGTCAAGTACCTCTTTGTTGTCAGAGATACCTTGGCTGCGTAGTACTGCACGCAACATACCTAATTGCTTGGGCGATGCTGGCTCGTTTGGATTCTTGATCGAGATGTTGCGTGGTCGTTCTTGCTCTTCGTTGTCCACGTAGGTAGCTCCGTTGGCTACAAGTGAGTCCATCATTTCATCTATGGCTTGCTTGTCATTCACGGCTGGCTTTGCAGCTGATTGCGTGGGTCGCGAAACCCACACATCCCCACGTTCTACCTTCTGCATCTCTTCACGGCTAGGGCGTACACCCTTGGCTGCGTATCCACAGTTGGCGAGAGCCCTACCGATGGCGCTGGTCTCTGCGTTCTCTGCGTGTGAGGTGCGGTTTACTGGGCTTGCACCACGTACTTCCTCTGCATACCCCGTTGCTACTGGGGTAGCATCCTCACGGTCAAAGTAAACCTCTGCCCGCACAAGAATCCGTGTGTCATCGTAGTAGTGGATAGATGTATTGATCCGACCATTTGCATGGTCAGCCCAAAACTTTACAAGTCTGTCCTCTACTGTTTCGTAGTTATCTAAGTTGAACCCTGGCATTGTTATCTCCTTACCTTTGTTTTGAGAACACGAAAGCTCGTGTCCTTCCTGTATTTTTTTGACAAAGCTGGATGTTCTTTGTCAAACCTTGTTGAGTCAAACACATTGCGTGTCTGAGTTTTCCATGTCACCACGATATCGCCGTTGAGTATTCCTTCCTCAGAATTTTTCATCATCAAACCAAGCTCTGCCTTGAGGGCATTCTCTACTTCCTCAAGTTTCTTTTTTGCTTCTTTGGTTTTCTCCAATTCATTGATGACTTCCATCGCTGATGGTGGCAGCATGGTTTGCATCTCCGAAGATTTATTGTACAGATTGGATACGTTGTCATAAGAAAGCTTGGCTACCTCAGGTACTAGTCCTTGCTCGATTAGATTCAAGAACTCATCAACTGCGCTGATGTGTATCTGTTGTTCATCGGATGTAATGATCTGCGTGTACTGATGCAACTCAAGATCGCTGTCAAAGATACGCCACTCAATCTGATTTGTGCCTGCACAAATAGATTGCTGTACCCCCTGCCAATACCATTGACGTGGAAGCACACCATCCCAACGCTTCTTGGTTGTTTTGATTTCAAATGGCATGCCGTCCGCACTAATTGCATCAAGTGTTGCAATCATGCGGGCATCACCGTTCTCAAAACAATACATAATGTCTGGAGTATTCAAAACAACTTCTTCCAGATCTGCTGTCCATTGAATAAGGACTGGCTCAAGTCTGTTGCCACGCTCCATTGCAGCATTGGCTTGCTTTGGTTGTGGTGCTTCCTCTGCCAAGAGTTCTGTTGCGAGATCTCCCGCTGTCATGTATTCGTGCTCGCCGTGTACGGCTGCTGCACTTGATGCAGCGATACGAGACAGACCGTTGTGGTCACGCCATCGTACTTCCAACCATTCTTTGCTGCCATGTTGTGGCTTGTTGATTGTGTATCTCATGTTCTTCCTTTCGTGTAATACAAACGTATCACGTCAAGGGGATGGACACAACCTTTGATTCGAGATTTATTTGGAGACACTTGAATTCCTTGACCATCGCCGTGGGTATATGTAGGACATGATCAACGTCATCGTTTGAGGTGATGCTCTGGAATATGGTGATGTGCCCTTCCTTGCCACCATCTGACTGGGATAGTAGGAATCCTGCCGTGCGCACGAGCACGGGATCTTGGTCAAGGTCACGTATGTTGGTCCACGTTTCCCCGCCCGAGTGCGCGTCCGTCCACGTCACATATATATAGGTCAGTTCATTCTTCGTCATCGTCTAGTTTCTCCCCGCAAATCGGGGCGCGCGGGAGCACACCTTTATTTACGCACGCGCACAGGCGCGCGCGCGTGTGCGTCATGATTGTGCCTTTGGTAGGTATTCGTAACTGGCGTGCGACATGGACATGATTCGTCCTTCGCGGGTGATTGCCACCCAAGTCGGGGCATCAGGGTCGCAGAGACACGAGGCCATCTTTGTGTCATCATATTCAAGAATCGCGTCGCACTTGTTGCAGCGAAGTCTCATAGCCAGCACACGTACTCTGCGGTTACCCGCCCTTTGTCTGGGTCAATGAAGTGGATACGTTGCGATGGTTTACCTACGGCAGCAATGAATGTGCGTGCGTATTCGTTGTGTGATTCTGGTGAACCCGTAACAAAGATACGCCCACCATTAGCCATAGTCAATGCGGTTGGGGTGTGGAAGTGCCCCATGTAGCAATCATCAAATGGTTCTACTACACCTGTGGACCAAGCTGATACTTTGCGCAAGATGTTTCCGAATGAACCGATCTCGTCACCGTGCACCAATAACACTTTGTAGTTTCCGATATGGAAGATCTGATACCAATCATCCGACATCTGCCACTTGACGTGCTTGATATCTTTGCAGTTGTTTGCAGCAATTTGGTAAGCCATGCGATCAATGTTGTCACCTGCTGGCATCTCACCTTTTTTACCTAGTCTGCCATGGTTGCCAAACTCACACACGACTGTGACTTTCTCAAACGATTGGGCAAGCGAGCGAATGCATCCCTCAATGATGCGAACTACCTCGAACAACTGTTCGTATAGATGTGCGCTCACCTCATATTGTTGGCCTGGAAATATTCCAACACCCTCCACCATGTCGCCACCCAGCATCACTACGCATTCCCTAACTGGATGATGTGCTCGTTGAATCTCGGTAAGAGACAACACCTTTTTGATCATCGCATCCATGCGGGACGACAACGCAGGGATGTCGTATGAAATGGTTTTCTTGCCAGCTTGCCAATCGGTAAGATGAACAAGAGCTACTTCTGGTTTACCTTTCCTTGCATCCTTGAGTGGAGGAATAATCTTTGGGCGTGGAGTGGATAGCAGCGAGTTAGCTGCTGCTTCATACACAGCTTCTATTAGGTTGGCTGTCTTGAACTTTGCTTTTGCTTCAGCTCTTTGGCTATGCAACAATGCTTTCTTTAATTCAATTAGATTACTTTCGAGTTGGATAACCTCATTGAATTTGCTCACGTTATCTCCAGCGTTGGATAGTCATGTTGGATACCTGTACTCCAAACTCTCGGAGTGTGGATCCAATGGCTGCTGATGAAACAGATTGATCTTTCAAAGCTGCTTCAAAATCTGCGTAAGATTCTTTGTCAAGTAATTGTTTGATTGCTTCCCGTGGATTTACTTTGATTTTTGTTTTCAACGATTCTTTGAATTTACTCATGTTTCCTCCCGTTTGTTAAGTGTAACCCAGAGGGCAAAGGAAGGGAAGAACCAAAACCCCTCTGGGCTACGATGAAACTATAGTACACATGTTGCAAAGTTGCAAGCATTACGCTACTGTGTGAACACAATTTATTAGGCGCATGGTTGTGCCCTTGTCGCAAGGGGTGGGACGTAAACAGGGGAACCTGGGTCGATTGCCACGTCATGTGGCAAGGCGCTGTGATTGAAATAGGGAGTCGGACTGTGGCAACCCGACGGGGGGCACAGACAGGTCTAACTAACTGCGGGTATGTTCCTTGATGTGGTCGTTGAGTTTGTTCTCAACTTTGTCCACCTTCGTTTCAACTCTTCCTACACTTCTGTATATATGTTGCAACATTCCTGCAACTACAGCGTGATCACTTTTGTTCTCTTTACGAAACTGCGCAATAAGGGTGACGAGTACCCCACCTACCGCTGTTACAACAGCAGAGAGTATTAACGCCCAACCACCGTCCACGTCATACAGCTTTCTGGCTATCCAACCACGCTTGCACCGCTGCTGGCACTTTATCTCCCTGTGTATATCGCAGGTGCCAAGGTTCTTCTGGCACTACCTCC